ATCGAATTAACCACGTAAGCAGCGCGGCGGAGAGTATTTACCCGGACCATCTCCGCCTGCGCTGCACCCGTACCCTGCATCGGAACGTCCGGATAGGCCTCCGTAGTGTCAAGCGCCACCCGGAGAGCTGCGATCCCTCGCGGATTGCGATCGGGAACCAGGAGTGGCGTTAGCGCGGGAAGGCCGAAGCTAGGTAGCAGTTGAGCCGCCAGAACGGTAGCGACTACCGCCACGAGAGCGGTATTCGACTGCTGCGGCTGTTGCGGTGCCTGCGGCTGCTGAGTTTGCGGGGTGGTCATGCTGCCCTCCCCCGCGCCAGCGGATTCTGTCCGGCTCCGGCCATTGACGCCATTCGCGAGGCCGTCTGTGCGGCGGCACCGATTGTCGCGGCGCCCTGTCCCATCGGCGAGGCGCCCAGTGCGGACTTCTGAGCTGCTTGCTGTTGCCGGAACTTAGCCGCACCCGCCATAATCTGCTGTACCTGGTCGATGGGAAGATCGAAGATCGTACCGACCTTCTCGGCCACTAGGTCGAGGAACTCGTACGGGATATTCATCTGCGGCGCAACCATCCCGGAGGTGAGCACCGAGATGATCTGCGCCGAGTCCGTCTGCGAAAGGGGTGCGGCGACCATTCGCGGTATTGCCGCATCGGAGCCCCACTTGTTCAGCACGCACAACGGTGCAACCACGTCACGGGTAAACTGGGCGCACATCTCCTTCTTAACGGCTTCCCGGTGCTGCAGGAAGAACTCCGATTGGGACTCGGAGAGGGCATAGCTACCCCGCCCCAACGCAGCCGCATTGCCGAGCTCGAGGAATCCGGCCAGGATGCTGCGGCTCTGATAGGACTGGAGGAACTGCAGCGCGGCTTGGAATTGCTGTGCGCCGGACCCGGAGCTGGCGATCACATCGAATAGCTTGGCACCCTGCGGCGGACGCTGGAAGCCCGCCACCCCGGATGCTTTCATCGACGCAATTGCATCGGCGATTTGATTGGCTGACTCTGGGTCCGGGCCGTAGGCGGCGATCTTCGGCAAGGACTGCTGCTCGAGGAACTGGAACCAGAGGAACAGGATCTTCTGCTTCTGCTTGTACGCCCAGTAGATAATGTCCATATCCGAGGTACCGAGCAACGGATTCCGATGCACCCCGTGAATGAACACGAAAGCACGCAGCCGAGGAATGTCAATATAGCCGTCCCAGTTCTTGCCGAACTGCTGCTTCGTCTTCGGATCGGAGGAGAACCACCACGCTCGCTGCCGGAATCCGTCAAAGCGTGCGGTATGCTCATCGCGCTTGATCTCGCAGGTACTAGGCGGCCGCCAGGCGAGCTTGCGCAGGGTGACCAGGCTCTCACCGTCGAAGTCGTACTCCTTCTCGAAGAACGCCTTACGGTAGTACGACGCTCCGGACATCTGACCGATGATGGTCTGGAAGTCGGGGCTCATACCACCGGCTTCCGGTGGCGTCATAATCTGCGAATTGATTAGATCGAGCTCCCCGGTATCCCCCTTCGCCTTCTCGAAGGTATAGTTCGCCGCTCGCAGCGGTAGGGTCAGTGCGTTCTCGAGCATGACGGCATCACCGTCTCGCCTGAGCATCTGATCCAGGTCGCGTGCCTTCCACTCCCCGGTCTCGAAAACGTCACCGTCTCGGAACGCAACGAACATTCTGGTATAGAGGTCAAACGCGGTACCGGACTCACCCTGCAGCAGCTGGTTCCGCTGCTTGCGGGAAAGATTCGGCAGCCGATCGAGAATGTCCTGCGGAGTACTCGGCTTCCGCTTAGGGGTCGGAGGGGCGGAGCCGTTCGTTCCGTCTACCACTCGGTATCCCACCCGCCGTTTACTTCGTATTCGTGTACGTTCACGTGGGTATCTCCACGAAGGGTACGTTGCGTACCGGTAATGAGCTCTTCAATACGACGGCGATGACCCGGGCGCCTTTGCGGCGGACGCACCAGCCGGTCGGACGACCAATCGTCCAGCGAATCGCTAGAGGAGGAATACTCGATCACCCGGCTTCTGGCCTGCGCACTGCTATCGGGCCAGAAGGTCATCACCGTCGCGTCCCCGCAGTCCGGGGAACGCTTCAACCGCTTAACGACCTGATCCTTCGGCTCGACTGCGATAACCGCACCGAGCTTCACCCTCCAGCGTGGGACCGTCAGATCGGCCGCCAAGTCCTCGTCCCGCGGTATCGCGATGTCACCGGGACCATTCACCGGATCGAGTAGCTCACGGAGGTGCCAGTATGCGGCACTACGGGTATTCGCGAACTTGAACTCCCCGGTCGCATCGGTGATTCCGTCAGCTTTGTTCGAGCCGATGTAAGACAAGACCGGCAACCGGAACCCTCTCACCCGGTTGACGACCCCGATTCCGAGACCGTTACCGTCAATGCAGGCAACCGATCCAGGGGTGCTCTGTAGTACACCGACCAGACGGAGCGCGGTCGTTTCCGTGTCCTGCTGTCCGATCCGGTCCATTGACATGATGATCGGACCGACCCGTCGGGTAATGACCGTCTCGTCCTTGCCGGTATCCGCAACGTCGCACCCGAGGATTAGCCTCCCTTCGGGGCGTGGGCGACCCGCCTCGTCCCACAAGTCCCACCGGCGGAATGCGGCTTCAAGCCAGCTCAACGGTATGAGCCCCTCGGAGCCTTCCTCAGGCGGACGACCTCTTACCTTCGACCACCAAAGCGCCGGTTCGCGCCAGCGTACCTTACCGTCTTCGGAAACGACACGCTTTACGCCCCAGCGCTCCATTCGCTCTGCGACCCACACGGGGGAGAGCAGTACCTCCTGCCATTCGTGGCGGACGTACATCGGAGTCTGCGCAACCATCTTGTCGGCAGGGGGAATACCGTGATCGATCATGTACTGCTTGAGCTCGGGGAACTGCCGTACTGCCCGCTTAGTGAAGTTCGGCGTACGGAGTCCGTCAATCGGTACCACGTTCCAGCCTGAACCCGGCCGGACCACCTGTGCGAAGTGCGAATCACTGCTGTCCGGGTTCCCGATAGCCAGCACATGCGCCTGACCGGACGAGGCAAGGGTGTCGGCCGCAATCCACAGTGCCTCGGGAATGCCATCGGCCTCTTCTAGCACAATCAATACGAACTTCGCATGAATGCCCTGGAACGACGCTACCTCAGTCGGTCTTCTACCGAACGCGACCAGCTCATCACCCACGCGCCACTGCGGATAACCGGCGCGGGTCAGTCTCCCCCGGAGCTTTGCCGTGCGGTGTACCTTTCCGAGCTCGCGCCAGAGCACCGATTCAACCTGAGCCGAAGTGGGAGCGGTGGTGACGACAAACGCACTGCCAATCGTATGCGAGTCGATATAGTGACCGACCTTCATTGCGGAGTATCGTGACTTCCCCGCAGCGTGGCAGCTAGGAACGGCGGTATAGCGATGCGTGACTACCGAGTCGTTAATCGCGATCTGGGCAGGTGTCAGCCACGTTCCGAGGCGTTGCTGCGCCCACCTCTCGAACGAGTCTGTCGTTCGCGGCTGGAACATCGCCGCTGCCAGCGAAAGCGGATCTGCTTCGAGCTGAGCCAGTAGATCAGCTCCGTGGAGATCCGTCGCGCTCGGAGCACTCACCGGTGTCCTTAGCGGTCAGGAGGCAAACGGTTGTTCAACCTGGGGATACCCACTAATGGCGCAGCTTAAACCGTTGCTCCCAAGGTTTCGTCACTTTTCCAGCTCTAGCGGGAGTACCTGATTCCGTTCAGCTTCAACGGGCTCACCCGAAGCGGCAGCCATTAGCCAGCGGTGTACCGTGGCACGGACCTGCTCGTCCTCGGGGTCGATCTCCAGGTCGTACAGCATACCGCGGATAGCGCGCCCGAGGTTCTCCGCCTGACGCTCGGCGAGTCGCACCCGCCGTTCCTCCAGTCCGGCGGCTAGTGCCGTACGGCAGATTGCGGCGAGGTGCTGCCGTTCCTTGAGGTACAAGTCGACCCAAAGCGCTCCCGCTTCGGAGAACGAGGTTAGATCGACCTCCTTCGGATTGATATAGCCGGACTGCCTCCGCACCAGCCACAGGGACCGGACAAACGCCTTCGGTTCGGCGTATTCGATCTGCTCCCGCAGCCACTCTACATGCCCTGCGGTACGCCGGATCTCGGTGAGCAGCACTTCGGCGGGATCAGTAACGGTTGCGTCATCGCCGTATATACGGCGGCGACCTTTCGCATCAGAACGCGGGGCGGGAAGCCCTTCGCGACGGCGCTTGCTCTTAACGGCGGTACGGACGCGAGCGGATTGCGCACTTCGCTCCCGCGCTTCAGGGGTGGTAGGCATATATACTGCATACCCATTAGCAACGCCACCTAAACCGCAGGGTTGTACCGGCCGTGGCTCAGCTTGCCTGAGAATTACAGGCATGATATACTGGGTAGTGAGGAAAGGAGCTGCGCAAATGACATCAGCAGCAACGGAAGGGGTACGGGAACCCGCACCCGATACCGCGAAGGTAACCGCCGGACCGATTCTACTGGTCGGTGAGTGGAAGCAGGTGCTCGCAGCGCTTGTCCCGTATGCGGACATGCGCGAGATCCGCGAGAAGATTCGCGCTGACCTAGCGCGGAACGGCTACCTACGGGAGCACCAGAACCAC